AGTGCAGGTGTGCGGGATGTCCAGCATCTTCTGGACGTTCTCCTCGTTGTTCAGGAAGCGCTCGACGTACTCGCGGTTCACCACCAGCTTTTGTGCAAACGGCTTGTCGTTGCGCACCGGAGTGGCCCCGTGGAAGCCCACCAGAAGCTGCTGCGCGAAGCTCGCCCAGCCAAGGCCATACCCGCACCCGAGCAACGCGCTCTTGGCCGACTGCCGCAGGTCTGGGTGGGTCTCTTTGGTCATGCCGGGGATGCCGAACATCTGCGCGCCGAACTGGGCGTAGGCATCCTGCCCCGACTTGAAGATGCTAAGAAGTTCGTCGTAGTCAGCCAGCCATGCCAGCACCCGGGGCTCGATCTGGGACAGGTCGCCCACCACCAACTGATGCCCCTCGGGGGCCATGATCGCCTTGCGCAGGAACGAGCCGCGCTTTAGGTTCTGCATGTTGATGGCGCTCCCCTTGGAGGCGGTCCACCGCCCAGACAGCGCGCCGTAGTAGGACAGGGGCACGGGCAGCTTGCCGCGCCGGGAGATGTCTAGGAATCGCTGGGCCCGGGTTCGCTCGGTTGTGGACTTAACCTTGAGCCGCGCCTCGCATAGGAGCGCCACGTCCTCGTTGGACCCGTTAAGTAGTGCCTGAAAGAGGGCGTCGTTTTTCGCCAGCGCAAGGGTCTTCTTGCCAGTTGTCCGACTAATCTTTGTAGGCGGCTCAACCCCAAGCGCGTGGAGCGCTTGTGCAAACTTTGGGTTCGACGCCAGAACAGCCTCGTCCACGCCGAGCTTTTGTAAGAGTCCTTCACGTTTTTCCTTCTCCTCAACAAGGGCGTTCTCCAGCATGTCGGAGTCAAGCTCCAGCAGCGGGCGGGTGTACATCTTGAGCGTCATGTCGATCAGGCGTAGCTCGCTCTTGGGGTAACCCGCGCTCAGTCGCTTGAATATTTCTTCACATAGAAAGACATCGTGCTTGCAGTACTCCGCAAGTTCTCCCTCAATCTGATGATCCAGTTCACTGAGTCCATCAGTACTGTGTACGGCTCGCCCTTTTTCGGGAAGACCAAAATCTCCTGCGAGTTTGGCAAGGGAATTGCCAACCTCCACGCCGCGTAAAGCTCGCGCCATTGATCGGGAGTCGAAGATGAATGCTGGTACAACCCCGTAGTGCCACCCCAATATGGAAACGTCGAATTGGGCGTTATGCGCAAGGACGGCGGTTCGTCCCCAGTCGATTCCAGAAACGTACTCAGGTATGTCATCTCCTCGAACCCATCGGATGGGGTCAGCGCTTCCAAACTCGTGTACGCAGAAACCGAATGCCTTGAATCGTGGATCACGGATGTACTCCTCAGTGGTCAGCTTCGACAGGGTGTAGTCCGCCTTCGACCAGCGCGTCTCGAAGTCAATCGCTAGGATGCGGTCAAACGGTGCGCTCAATTCAATCTCCCTTGGTCAGGCGCTTCGGCCTTTAATAGTTCTTCGTGTAGCGGCATGGCCGTGTGCAGCATGCCGTTGGCCTCGTACTCGTCCGCGTTGATGCGAACAATCGTCTGGCTGTCAGCGTCGCAGAAGATCAGCACGCCCTTGACGGTGGAGTCCCGGCGGTACAGCTTGGAGAGAAGCGGCAGCAGCGAAGCGAAGCTGGCTTGCGCCGACTCGTCCATGTGCTTCACGTCCTCGGTCAGTTCTGCCATGCACTTGGCCGCGAGTTTAGGGTTCATGTTTTATTTCCTTGAGCGTTTTGATGAGCGGCTGAAGTTCGTGCAGGTTGGTCTCGCGCACAACCAGTGCGACGCCGCCGCTGTCCACGATGCGGGTGATGTTGTCGTCCTGCAAGGCCGTGGTCTTGCCCTTGCCCGCCTTGGCCTCGATGGCGAGGAAGCAGCCGTTCACGCAGCACAGGAAGTCGGGCACGCCCGAGTTGCCGTAGCCCGTGCCGATTGGCATCGCGTAGTACACGCCGTGCTCATCGAGGATCGCGCGGATTTGTTTCTTGACTTTCGCTTCTGGTGTGGCTGCCATTGGTTCTCCATTAAAAAGTGGGGGGATGTGTAGATTCAGCGCCCCCCGCCGCTGTAACTTGGAGTGAGTAGGACATACTTCAGAAGCAGTCGGCTTGCCCTACTCACCAACGCGCAGTCGCATCTACAAGGCTTGTGCACGTGGACCAACTTGTGCCGACAGTTGACTCTTAGAAAGGTGCAGCGGGCAGGTCGGGCTTCTTCGGCTGCGTGCGCTTGCGGTTGATCTTCTCCAACAGCTTCGCATCCACGCGATCGAAGGGCCACCACGTCCCTGCCATCACCTGCTCCTCAACGCTTTTCTTCTCCGAGATTTTGCTTGTAAAACGCTTGACCATCAAGCAGGCTTTCGTATTGCTCGGCGCGTCCAGCACGCGGCGCACAACCACTTGGTTGCTGACATCTGCACGCCGCCCTCCGGGGGCGTATCTCTCTGGCACTTGTTGCACAGTCGCAGCGGATGCTGGGGCTGGGTGCTGGACGACTTTGGCAAAACAAGTTGCTGACTGACAAAACTCATTTTTTTAACACCTTTACTTTTCTGTACGACTTGACTCCCGCCCGGGTGGCGATGGTGCTGATCATGTTGTCGCTCAAGCCGAACTCAGCCGCTACGACGGCGTGCTTGACGCCCTGCTTGAGCAGGGCAACTATTTTCTCATTGCGTCGAGTCAGCGCCACCCGCTTGGCAATCGTGTCGCTGTGCGGGAACAGGTACTTCTTGATGGTCTTGGTCATCCCATCGTCGATCTCGTACGTGGAGAAGCGATGCTTGCAGTGCAGGCACTGACGCCGACGGCGCAGGAAAGTCTCGATCATTCGCGTATCCAACACCGTCGTGTCCCGCCCGCACTTAATGCAATTCACGCTCGCTCCACCACAACACGACACCAAGGGCCCCGATCAGGGCCACGCAGACGGCAAGCAGCAGGAGGACTAGGAAGAAGGTCAGGGTCATGCGAGCGCCTTTATTTTTTCGGCCAACACCTTGATGTACTCACGTGCCTGTTCAACAGGCACTTCGGCGTGATAGAAAATCAGCGCCGCTTCCACAAGTTTCGGGCTTTGCGGGGTGCTGGTGAACACCGCCCACAGGTACTCTCGTTTTGCGCTCATTTCAAACCTCCGTACATTGACCACTCCCTAGCCTTCTCCACCATGAACAGCCCCTCGGCCCGGGTCATCTTGGAGGAGCGCACAAACAGTTCGCCCTCCCAGTCGTAGGCGATGATCATCACATCGCTCAGGCAACCATCCTCACACATATCCAGTGACGACTTAAGCGCCTGCTCTGGGGTGTAGTTCACGCTGGCTGGCAGGTGGGTTACTTTCTCGTTGTTCATCAGTACCCCCACCGGATGCGAAAGCACACCAGATAAAGGTGCAGGACAAACTCATTGCCGCCGCTGAAAAACCCCACGGCAAAGCACGGCCACAGGCGCGGGAAAAACTCGGTGGTCAGGTGCAAACTTTTTCTCATACCTTCTCCTTCGCTGCGGCGATGGCAGCAAGAACCAAATCACGCTGCACGTTTTCTTCATGTTCGTCGCTGTTGTATTTGCGGTTCGTAAATCCATCGCTCCAGCAAGATGCAACCATGCTCTCCAGCGCCTCCAGTAGTTGCGCGTTGAGCCGCTTGGCCTCGCCATACGCCTCCAGCTTTTCAATCTGAGGCGTCGCCATTCGGTTCACCGCCTTGTCCACGCTGGACTGCATCTGCTTTTGCATGCCGTCGATAAATCCGCGTTCATATTCAGCGCTGGCATTCAGGGGCCGCTTTACGTTTTCACGCTCGCAGCCGCTACGTTTGCAAAATCCCCCACACGATGAGCATTGACGTTCAGTCATACCCCACCCCCGGGTCAGGCATCGTTACCTCCGCGACGTAGATTGGGCGCGCCGTGTCCTGTTCTGGTTGTGGAAACGCTCTTGCTCCTTCTGAACCACAAGCAGGACACTCAAAATACTGCCAACCTTTTAGGGACAATCTTTCGGCGTGCTCCTGCTTCTCGGCCTGCTCAATGGCGAGGCGCAGGGCGGCGATTGCGTCAAGTCGCAACTGCCATGCTTGCTGGCCCATTTCGGGTACTCGCTCCAGCGCCTCCAGCGCCTGCTTCATCACTTCGATGCTCATGCGAACACCTCATAGATCACAAGGCCCACCGCCACCACGACCAGCCAGAACTTCAGGTTGAACAGTAAGTCCGCACGCTTTTCGTCGTCGTTCATTTCAAAGCTCCTGCAATCTTGTCCAGCTTGCCAGACTTC